TTAAGTTACTGCTAAGCGCGATGAATATTGTGCCTGGGAAGTACAATGCATCTAAACTTAGATATGGACGGATTGGAATCTGTACAGATGCTGATTCAGATGGCTATCATATAGGACTTCTTATAATGGCGGCCCTTCATTATCTCGCGCCAGAGTTCCTAAACGAAAAACGTCTTTGCTGGCTTCGCTCTCCACTCTATATTGTAAAGAATGGCAAAAATGAATCTTATTACTTTACAGATGAAGAATTTAATAAAGTACGCGGCAAGCTTAAAGGTGAGGTTCAGCGCGCGAAGGGCCTGGGCGCCCTAAGCGTAGAACAAGCACATAAGTCTATGTTTACTCCCGAATTTCAGCGTATGGATATACTTGAACCAGATCCAGATAGCCTATATATGCTGGAAGAGTTGATGGGAAGTGACGTTGAACCTAGAAAAGAATTTATTTTTAATAAAATTGATTTTTCGGAGATTAGAGAATGATTAAATATTTTTGTGATTTATGTGGTGAAGAACTAAATAGAAAAGATCATTTTACCTATATTCTACCAATGCGCACAGAAAAAGTAGGATATGAAGAGATTTGGTCTAACTTTCTTGGTTCAACCACTAAACGAAAATTTATACAACAGGTAGTAGAAGATCAAGAAGTAATGGTCTGTTCAAAATGTCGAAGCAATATTGCATATTCTATCTCACATTTTTATAAAGGAGAAGAAAATGGAAATAAGTAATTATTTAAGTGAAATTTTTAATGAATCTATTAAAGCGGTAGTAGAAAAGAAAATTGCAATTAATATAGAAATTACACCAGAATGCGAAAATATAAGGATCGAACCTTGGGAACCTTTTCATTATAATTGTCCTTATAAGGAGTAAATAATAAGATGTATGTAAAATTATGTGATAGATGTGGACGAAAAACTAAGAATAAACCTACCTTCTTTTTAGCGTCAGAAAAAGATAATTCTGGTTACCAAATAAATGGAGTATGGGTTGGAAATCCAGTTATATTATGTAATAATTGCTTTGTTGAGTTCGATAAATTTCGAGTTGAGCGTGAAAGATTTAATGCACTTCTAACAGAGGAAGATGACCTTGTAGAATTATAGAAACCAAAGAAATCAAATAAATAATAAACCCGATCAAATTTATATTTGATCGGGTATAAAATTACTACTAAGAAACCGGATATTCATCTAACAACGTCCATAGAACCAGAGTCCTCAACTAACTAATTTAACATTTCTCTAAGAATATTCGCATTAGTATTCTCAGGACTAGTCATTATATAATTAATAATATCTTCAACAGTTATAACTGATTCATCTGATGTAAGTGATAAAATCTCCTTAGGCATATCATTCACCTCCATATATTTCATCATATATAAGTAGGATTAAAAAAATAATTATCTATAAATTTGACATTCTTTTTCTTTTATGATATACTATATATATAAAATGAAAAATGGAGATTATAATATGGAAAAGAAAAAGTATGTTGATTTTGATAAAGTAATCACTACTTATAAAACATTTGGGCATTTAAATCTTCATAATATGTTGGAAGCTTTTAATGAAATTCCTGCCGCTGATGTTGTGCCTATCAAACACGGAAAATGGATCGATGAAATCGATTCGTGGGATAGACAACATATTGGCAAATGCTCGGAATGTGGACAGAAATATTGTGATTTTATGTACTTTCATTTCTGCCCAAACTGCGGAGCTGATATGAGAGAGGTAATTAATGAGTAATTTAAAACAAGTAATTGAAGAATCATTTACTCAGTATAGCGGTGCAGTTTTACAATCTCGCGCACTCGTTGATGTAAGAGATTGTCTAAAACCATCTGCTCGTCAGATTTTTTATTGTCTTTATACAGATAAATTTTTGCCTTCAAAACCATTTAAAAAGACTTTGAAAGCCATTGGTAGCGCTGCACGTATGTATATTCATGGCGACTCTTCATGCGAAGGAGTTATTATGCGCGCAGGCCAACCTTTTGCTATGCGTTATCCTCTTATTGAAGTCGAAGGCAACGAAGGTAACTTAATGTCAAGTGGTAACTGGGCGGCGCCCCGTTATACAGCTTCGCGTCTTAGCGAGTTCTCTGTTCGTCTCTTTAATGATATTGATAAAAATACTATTAAAGAGTGGCGAGATAATTATGATGATACAGAGCAATATCCATCTGTACTTCCTACAAAAGGATTTTATAATATAGTAAATGGTACTATGGGTATTGGTATAGGTGCAGCCAGTTCTATTCCACAATTTAATATTAAAGAGGTAAATCATGCACTAGAAACGCTACTACTTAATCCAGACGCTACGTTCGATGATATTTACTGTGCGCCTGACTTTGCTACGGGCGCGCTGCTTCTTAATGAAAAAGAAGTTAAAGAAGCCCTTAAAACCGGTCAGGGGGCAGCGTGCAAGCTTAGATCTGTTGTGGAATGGGACTCCGCAGAAAGAAGTTTTATTGTATCTCAAATCCCTTATGCTGTATACACCAATACAATCTGCGGAGAGCTAGAAGAGATTCTAAATGACGATTTAAATAATCCAGGTATCGAGCGTTTTAATGATCTCACTGGTATTGACCCTCTTATTAAAATCTATCTCACAAAGAAAGCAAATCCAGATCGAGTTCTTAAATATCTTTATAAAAATACTTCACTTCAAAGCTACTTTGGTATTAATATGACAATGCTTGATGATGGTCGCTATCCAAAAGTGTTTGGATGGAAAGCCGCGCTTCAAGCACATATTAATCATGAAAAAATAGTTTATCGTCGTGGTTTTGAATTTGATCTTGCAAAGATAGAAAAACGAATTCATATTTTGGATGGGCTTCTGATTTGTATTGCTAATATTGATGAAGTAGTAAAAGTAATCAAGACTTCTACGTCTACGGCGGCTGCTTCAAAAGAATTACAAAATCGTTTTCTTTTGGATGATGAACAAGCAAAAGCTGTTCTTGATATGAAGCTTTCTCGTTTGGCGAGCCTTGAAGTAAAGAAACTCGAAGATGAAAAAGAGAAACTCCAAATTGAAGCCGCGCGTATCCACGCAATTCTTGAAAGTGAAGAGCTTTTTAATCAAGAGCTTATAAATGGTTGGCGCGAAATCGCACAGAAATTTGGAGACGCGCGCCGTACTCAGATTCTCAATATCGAAAATGAGTCCGATGAACCGACTGAAAAGAAACAGCTTTCTCTTTCTTTCACTAACAAAGGCGCAGTATTCGTAACTGAGACTTCTTCACTTTACTCTCAACGTCGCAATGGAATTGGAACAAAACTAAAACTTGAAAAAGATGAAATTTTGGTAGATAATATAATTGGTGAGAATACAGAAACGATTTTGTTCTTTACTAATAAAGGTAATTACTACCATATGAAAATGGGAGAGTTTATCGTTGGAGAAAAACAATATTTATCTAACTATTTTTCTATTAATGGCGATGATGTTCTTACAGCAGCAGTAGGAGTTAACCCAAACAATGTAGGGAAAAACATTATTTTTGTGACTAAAAATGGTCTCATTAAGAAAAGTAAGCTTAGTGAGTACAATATGAAGCGAAATACTGGTGCAATTGCGCTTAAACTTGATGCTGGAGACGAAATTATCTCCATTCTGATTATGGAAGATGAACGTCTTGGTATTATGTCAAAGTCAGGCCAATTCATTATGGTAGTAACCTCACCTATTAAAGCTATTGGTCGTGTAACGCGTGGTATTATTGGCATAAAGCTCGCGGCTGGTGACACAGTTGTAGCGGCCCGCGCGATTCCTGCAAATACGACTCAACTTTTTAGTATTGCTACAGATGGCTATGGTAAGACTACTTCTATTGGTGAATTTAGTATAACCGGTACAAATACTAAAGGTGTGAAGATCCAGAAAGCAGAAAGTATGTGTGATTTTATTCCTGTAGTGTCACAATCTGATATACTTATTAATTCTAATACAACTCAAATTAGAATTAAATACAATGATATTCCAAACCTATCACGTGGCGCGCAAGGAACAAAACTTATTAAGTTAACCAATAATTATGTTATTGGAATTTCTTCCCTGTGAAAATTTGAAACTTTAAGAAATTTAGTATATAATATATATAGAAAGGTTGAGAGAGATAAACCTTCTAAACAAATAAAAAATTTAATTTATAGGAGAAAATGAATTATGAAGCTAACTGAGAAGACTTTTGAAGCACTTGAGTACCTACAGGCACATGGCGGCCGCGCTACCACAGAGGAAATGCGTGTGGCCCTAAATTGCGAGAAGATCGCTTCCATTACTGGTCGCGTGAATTCTCTTGTTAAGAATAACCTGGCCTATCGTGAGAAGGTTGCTGTTGAGGGTGAGGAGAAGCCTCTGACTTATGTGCAGCTGACCGATGATGGTATTAACTTCGTTCAGGGCGAAGACGAGGAGTAATAAATTGGGAGCCATATGGCTCCCTTTTCGCCAATAAAACTATTAAACAAAACTATTAAACAAAACTGAGGTAAAATAAATGTTAAGACAAGCAGAAAATAGAGTTAGGATTGAAGGTATTCTCTCTGAAATCAATCTAAAGTATGGATCTTTTGTGAAAAATGGTGTGACCGTTGATAATATTGGTGGTCACATTAAGGTTCTTGTTAATCAAGTTGTTAATAATGAAAATGTTGCTCTTGAAATCCCGGTATATATGTTTGCAACTAAGTTGACTAATGCTGGTAAGCCCAATCCCGCATATGAGTCTATTGAAAAGGTGATGACTGAGTTCACTTCAATTGCTTCTGGTGCTGGTGAAGCTGGTGCAGATAAGATTCGTATTACCAATGGTACTATTAAAATGAATGAGTATTATAATCCTCAAGGACAGCTAGTTTCCTTTCCACGTATAAATGCTTCCTTTGTAGCGAAGGCAACTGGTGAATTCCGTCCTGAGGCATCTTGGAGTCTTGAATTTGCAGTTTCTTCAATGGACTTTGTAACCGATAGTGATGGTGTTGAAGTTGAGCCCAAGAAACTTCGTATTAAGGCAATTGTTCCCCAATACGGTGGAAAGGTTGACACTATGGAGTTTTATGCAGTTAATCCTCGAGTAATTGATGCAGTTACTTCTTATTGGGAAAACCAGAAAACTTATAGTGCAAAAGGACGACTTAATTTTACTAGTACCACTCAGGAAATCGTTGAAGAAATGGATTTCGGTGAGCCAGAAGTGCGTCATCGTACTGTAAGTGTTAGTGAACTTATTGTCACTAAGGGTACTCAATCTGCAATGGAAGATGATATGGCTTTTGCACCTGCAGAGCTTGCTGCCGCCCTAAAGGAACATAAGGCATATCTTGAGACTCTTAAGGATAAAACCAATAGTAGAACTCATCCTACTCCCGCGCCTACAGCAAACGCGAAGCAAGACTTTGATCTTGGCTTCTAAGGAGGTGCTATATGCATCTTTGGGAAGTTGAAAAAAATGTAATTTCAAGAGACTTAAAGGGCAAGTACGTACTTTTATACGGAAAGCCCAAGTCTGGAAAAACAACTGCTGCCTGTTCTTTTCCAGACGCAGTTCTCTTGGCATTTGAAAAAGGATATAATGCTATCGGCGAAGCTTATCCTTATGACGTAAATAAATGGAGCGATTTTAAAATGGCCCTTCGTGACCTTGAAGATAATCGTTCTAAAGAGCGTTTTAAAACCGTTATTATTGATACAGTTTCTATTTGCTGGGAAATGTGCGAAAAGTTCGTTTGTTAGCAAAATGGTGTTCAAAAAATTAGTGATGTTCCTTGGGGTGCTGGCTATACAGCATGTAAAAAGGAATTTGAATCTTCTATTCGTCGAATCACTCAACTTGGATATGGTGTTGTATTAATTGCTCACAGTGCTTCTCGCGTAGAGAAAACTGCCGATGGTAGTGATGTTGAAATTATTTCACCTGACCTGCCAAAGCGCGCGAGTGAAGTATGTAACGGTATTGTAGATATTATCGGATATATTGGTAATGAATGGGTGAATGGTGAGCGTAAGCGTTGGCTCTATACTCGTGAAACTCCTACATTGTTTGCGGGCAGTCGATTTAAATATATGCCTGATAAAATCCCATTTGGTTATGATGAACTTGTAAATGCAATTGCAGAAGCCATCGAAATGGCTGAGAAAAAAGATGGTGCAACAGTTGTGGATACTACAAAGGTGAAGAGTGAATCACAACTAAACTTTGCTGAAGTTCGTGAAAAAGCGCAAAATCTTTGGAAACAACTTGTCGGTGAAGGAGAAACTGCTCGACCAGATGTAGCAAATACAATACTTAAAAAGATTGAAATGATAATGGGTAGACGAATGAAACTTAGCGAGTTTACCGAGGATCAAGTAGACTTATTGGCTTTGGTAGTAATTGATATGGAAGAAATGGTAAAGACGTAGGGATAACCTACGTCTTTTAAATTTGACAAAAATAGGAACTTATGGTATAATATAATTAGAAAGAAATTGAAGGAGTGATGGAATGCCAGAGTGTAGATTATGTCATATGCCAATTGACAAAACAAAAGAAAAAGAAAACGTAGATTGGATAATGCCATCACGTAATTATTATTATCATAAAAGTTGCTATGAAACATGGAAAGCCCAGCCTGCAACAGATACAGACTGGGTTAAAATGATTTATGACTTTTTGGCAAGAGATATGAAGGTTTCCTATGATTATTTTTTATGTGAAGCTCAAATAAAAAAATTTTGGAAGGAAAATAAAATCAATCCAAAAGGAATTTATTTTACATTAAAATATTTTTATGAGATAAAAAGTAATTCATGGGAAAAAGGACATGGCGGTCTTGGTATAGTTCCATATGTATTTGCAGATGCAAAAAATTATTGGATAGAACAAGAACGAAAGAAGCATGGTTTTATGAAACAACTTGAAGAACAAGCAAAAGAAAGATCTATAGTAAAACTTGTGCGGAAAGAAAGAAAAAGAGAAAAGTATAATCTTGATGATATAGGAGGCGAAGAATAATTGGTTGATAAAACAAGTATTATCCAAATCTTTGGCTCCTTAATGAAGCATCCGCAATTTTTAAGTGAAACAGATAAATATAAATTAAGCTTAGATGATTTTTATTATAAGTTTGATAAATATATCTTTGCAGCAATTGAAAACTTATATCGCGGCGGCGCTAATAAAATTCAACCAGTAGATATTGAAAACTATCTTCAAACAAACGGGGCGGCCGCTGTAATCTTCAAACAAAATAATGGTATTGAGTATCTTCAAGATGCTGAGTATCTTTCCGAAGAACAAAACTTTGAATTTTATTATAAACGATTAAAGAAGATTAATTTACTTACAAAACTTAAAGATGAAGGTTTTGATATAAGTGAATTCTATATTGAAGATTTAACAAATCCAAAAGCCCTTGATGTAAACAAAAACTTTGAAAAGCTTGAAATTGATGAAATATTAGACACATTAAAACGCAAAGTTCTTGGCCTCGAAAATAAATTTACTCAAAACGAAGTCACTCAAACCGAAATGGCTTTTACTGGAATTGAAGATATAATTGAAAATGCTGTTGAAAATATAGATATCGGCGTCCCCATTCAAGGGGAAATTATAAATGAAGTAATTTCTGGCGCGCGGCTTGGTACTTTTATTGTACGAAGTGCAAGTAGTGGTACTGGTAAAACTCGTCAAGCGGTTGGAGACGCATGTTTAATAGCCTATCCTTTTAGATATGAGCCGATATTAAATAAATGGGCACAAACTGGATCTGGACGCAAAGTTATTTTTATAGCTACAGAACAAACCATTCCAGAAATACAAAAAATGATTCTTGCATATCTTACTGGTTTTAATGAATCTAAATTTAGATATGGTAATTTTACAGAAAAAGAGAATAGAATTATTCGTCAAGCGGTTTGGATAATGGAGCAGTATAAAGAAAATTTTTATATTGTCCAAATGCCAGCGCCGCGAATTGATTTGGTAAAGAATCTTGTTAGAGAGCAAGTGCTTCTTCATGGAATTGAATATGTGTTTTTTGATTATGTCTTTATTTGTCCAAGCCTTTTAGGAGAATTTAAAGGCGTTGGTTTAAGAAATGATGAAATTCTTTTGATGTTTTCAACAGCTTTAAAAGAATTGGCTGTTGAATTAAATGTCTGCGTTTTTACTTCAACACAAGTAAATGCAAGTGCAGATAATAATACAAATATTAAAAATGAAGGCGTAATTGCCGGATCGCGCGCGATTATTAATAAAGCAGATATTGGTATGGTTATGTCGCGGCCCACTAAAGAAGAAATTGATTTCTTTGCTAGTATGGGTCAAGCAATTCCAACAATGGTAACTGATATATATAAAGTAAGAAGTGGTGAATGGAGTCAAGTTCGTATTTGGAGTATTGTTGATCTTGGATGTTTGAGAAAAGTAGATTTATATATGACAGATGCGCGTCTTGAAATTATAAATGATTATGAAAAGCATTTCTTATATGAAATAGATTGGGAAGGCACTAATTATAATGAAGTTTTACAGAAAGTGAATGAGATTAAATGATAGATTATCAAGCTATTATTGATGAATTAGATGATAATAAAGTAAAAACTATGTTGGATAAATTAGATATTCCTTATGATGATAGGGGAGATTATTTAGTTATGCCAACAGTTTGTCACCATAGTAGTATAGAAGAAGCTTCATTAAAATTATATTATTATAAAAATACTCATATATTTTATTGTTATACTGAAGATGGCGCAATGTCTATTTTTTCTTTTTTAAAACACTTTTATGAAACACGTGATATTACTTATGATTGGTTTACAGACATATATGAAGTTATACGTGGTTGCTCATATTTTAGTGAAGATATAATAACTTCTAATAGTTATAAAACTGTTAGAGACAATTATTCTTTAAAGAAAAATAGGCATGAACTTCCTATATACTCTGAAAACATTATGGATTGTTTTATTAAATATTATCCAATTGAATGGCTTAATGATGGTATCACTAAAGAAGCTATGGATAAATTTAATATAAGATTTTCACCATCACAGAATAAAATAATTATTCCTCATTATGATGTGGGCGGCCGGCTCATAGGAATACGCGGCCGCGCCCTTAACCAAGAAGACATAGATACATGGGGTAAATATATGCCAGTTCAAATAGAAGGAAAATGGTATAGTCATCCATTAAGTCTTAATCTTTATGGGCTTAATATGACAAAAGAAAATATAAAAGCGACTGGGATTGCATATTTATTTGAAGCTGAAAAAAGCGTTCTTCAAATGGATTCTTTTTCAATTCCTAATTGCGCGGCCGCTGTATGTGGGTCAAAATTAAATAAGTATGCGCTTGATATATTAGTGAGAACTTGTCATCCACAAGAGATTGTAGTATGTTTTGACCAAGAAGAATTATCAAAATATGAAGAAACTTATTTTGATAAGTTATTAAATATGTGCTTAAAATATCAAAATTATGCACAATTTAGTTTTATATATGATAAAGAAGATTTATTAGAATTAAAAGACTCTCCGACCGATAAAGGAGAAGAAATATTTTTAAAATTATTGAAGAAAAGAGTGAAAATATAATGGAAGATAAACAACTTTTTCAGCGCCAAGCTGCAAGAGATATATTATCAGTAATTGAAGAAGTATGTTTTAGTAAAGCTTATATTAAATTTAGAGCAGACAATGGAAGTAATGGTGCAAGAGATTTTATTATAGACTACATTAAACAAAAATATGATATAAAATAAGGAAGGTTAAAATGATTTTACAAAAAACTTATGAAATAAATTTTATTGATATGGATTCAGCGATTCTTGAAATCGCAGAAGATATAAAACGCGGCTATACTATTTATAAAATTGAGCAACTTCCCTTTGAACTTTCTTATGAAACCGTACCAAAAGCTGCATTTTCTATTACTCTAAAGAATAAAAAGGTAGATAAAATATGAAGGTAAATCTTGTAAACGAAAACTATACAGAAAACTATCTTGATAATCTGTTGAAAGCGCGCGGTGTAACAGATATTGAGTTATATAAAAATCCTAAACCAATTTGTCTAAATGACCCATCACTTTTAGATAATATAGATACAGGGGCAATTTGGTTTGATGAAATTGTGGCAGAGCCAGAATCAAAGATTTTACTAATAGTAGACTGTGATGTTGATGGCTTCACTTCAAGTGCTATTATGTATCAATATATTAGAGCCATCAATCCAAACCAAGATATTACTTATATACTTCACGAGCATAAAGAACATGGGCTAGAAGATCATATTAAACATATTCTTGAAAGCGGTATAAATTATGATTTGATAATTTTACCAGATAGTTCTAGTAATGATTATGAATATCATGAACTTTTAAAAGAACAAGGTACTCGTTGCTTGGTATTAGACCACCATGAAATTGATGACGATCAGCCTATTAGTGATAATGCATGCATTATTAATAACCAACTTTCGCCACGTTACCCAAATAAAGATTTAACTGGCGCTGGCGTGGCTTGGCAATTTTGTCGTTATCATGAAGCCGCAAGGAACTCGTCTCTTCCCATTTCATCTAAATTTATTGACTTAGCTGCACTCGGTGTATGTGGAGATATGGGATCTGTTCTTGATTTAGAGAATAGATATATCATGTTAAATGGCTTTAAAAATATTAATAATTATTTCTTTAAATGTGCTATTGAAAAGCAAGCATATTCTATGAATAATGAAGTTACTCCAATTAGTGTGGCCTTTTATATTGTACCCATGATGAATGCGATGATTCGTATGGGTACTATGGAAGAAAAAGAAAGACTTTTTCTTGGATTGATTGATGGGCATAAAATGGTCCCATGTAATAAGCGTGGTGCTAAAGGGACAATGGAAGAAGTAGCTATTGAATCTTTACGCGAATGCACTAATGCAAAAGCCAAACAGAATAGAATAACTGATTAGATGGTAGCAGAATTAGAACAAAAGATTTTTAAGTATGATTTACTTGAAAATAAAATTCTTTTTGTTCGACTTGATGAAGATGATGATTATCCACAAGAAGTTACCGGTTTAGCTGCTATGAAGCTCGCCGCAAAGTATAAGCGTCCAACTATACTCGCGCGCCTTAATGATGAAGGATATGATCGTGGCTCAATTCGTAATGTAGCTGATTGTGAATTACAAGATCTCAAAAAGTTTTTGAATGATAGTGGGTATTTTGAATGGGTCCAAGGTCATGCTAACGCCGCGGGTGCCTCAATATTGGATAGTAAATTACATTCCTTCCATCAATATGCAAATGAAGCACTTAAAGAGATTAACTTTAATGAAGGTATGTATGATGTAAACTTCATTAGAGAAGCAGATGCGTCAGACTTAGAAGATTTAATTTATGATTTAGCTTCTAATACAAATATTTACGGACAAGGAAACCCTGAACCACTAATTTTTGTTCCAAATATTTATCTGGATAGAACAGATTATAAAGTTATTGGTACTAATAAAGATACAGTTCGTTTTGAAAAGAACGGGGTTATTTTTATTAAGTTCCATGCTAATGATTTAATTGAACAATTAAATAGTTGTAATGAAATTAAAATTAGTATCGTAGGTAAACCAAATATTAATGAATGGATGGGTAATAGAAGCCCGCAGATTATGATTGAAGACTACGAAGTCATAGATGACTTACTCGCATTTTAAAATGATTTTTATAATTTGGATTTTAATTAATATATATTGGTTAATGAATATTCACTGAGGTAATATGGATAAATATACAATTGAATATAATGGATAGACTTTAGTAACAAAAAATTGGGTCCCAGTTACTAAAGAAGAGCTTTTAGAATATAAAAATGAATACTATTCAAAACCATCATTAGATGTGGTCAAAAAACAGATGAAAAAGATTACATCTGATGGAGTAATGATAGACAAAATAACACGGTATTACTATCGTGATTTAATGGCAAAGATTAAATTAAGTACCGCTAAATGGTCTGTTGAAGACGTATTCAGTAGTACAGATTTGTGTGGTGTCTTTAAAGCAAAAGTATTAAATAGCCCAAAAGTATTTAATCCAGGAGTCTCTATGGGATATAATATTGAAAGAGCTATTGCCCTTGGTGGAAAAGGTTACGCTAAAGTGCCAACACAATTTCCTTTTAAGACAGTTGATTTTATATATAAAAATTATAATATAAATAATAATGTATATGATTTTTCTTGCGGATGGGGTATAAGATTACTTGGTGCATTAAAATATAATATAAATTATTACGGAACCGATCCAAACAATTTACTTTGCGGTCGCCTTATAGAGATGACCAATGATTATAAAACTGTTATAAATCGTACCAATATTGTTGACATAAGATGCTAGGGTAGTGAAATTTTTATACCAGAATTAGAAAATAAAATTGGTTTAGCCTTTAGTAGTCCGCCATACTTTTCTTTAGAAGATTATAAAATTGGTAAACAAAGTTGGCATGATGGAGTAACATATAATGATTGGTTAAAAAATTATCTATATCCCACCTTAGATAATATAATACAATATTTAATTTCTAATGGAATTTTAGCTATTAATATTAAGAATACTACCGTTCCAATTGCAACAGATGTCATTAATTATTTAAAAGATAAGCTTGCATTTGTAGAAGCTCTTGAATTGAAGAATATTAAGAGATTAAAATCTACGGGCGGTCTTACAGATAGTACAGATGAATTGATTTATATTTATCAAAAAGGGAAGTTAATTTGACTTTCCTTTTATTTTATGGTATAATATATATAGAATGATGAGAAAGGAAATAAAATGGGAACAATTATAAATTTTTCTCTAATAAACCAATATAAATTACTATATATTATACCAACCAGTGGTAATCGTATTTATCATGTCTGGTATAGTAATATTGAAGAATTAAATCTTATTGAAAATATAATTAAAAATAAAGACAATTTAAAAAATTTTTATTCGGGTATTTTAAGTAATAGTTGTAAAGTAAGAAAAAATTTTATGCCAGTTCCATTTCATCATATAAAACAATCAGACGGTTTTTATCATGCTTATTTGAAATTTGAAACTTTTAATTAAGGAGTAAAAATGAAATTAATTACAATATTAAGTATTTTATCTAAATATGGTTTAGATGAAGATTATCCTCTTTGGGCAGAACATGATGTTATTGGATTTCGTAGTCCTTCTAATATATCATAGACTGATTTAGCAATTCTCGATGAATTAGGTGTATTTTATAGTGAAAAGTATAATAGTTTAATCATGTTTGTGTAAAGGAAGGTGATGCAATGTGATGAAGACTAAAATTGAATACCCTGGTAGTCTTCATAACTAGGGTTGAATCATACAGATTTTAGCAATATTCGTTTGCGCGACTGCATTAATAAGATGGATGACTTGTTTAATTATGCGGGCGCGCTTGGACATAAAGTAGTAGCCTTAACTGACCACGAAAGTATTAGTGGATGGGTTAAGGCTGAAAAGGCTACCAAAAAATTGAAAGAAAAGTATCCAGAGTTAAAGGTAATTCTTGGAAATG